TAGCGCCGTCTTTGCTGGTCATGCCCAACGCGGATCTGGCGCGGTCATATTCCAAGACGCGACTGGTGCCGATCTTTGAAAAATGCAAGCCGATCAAAGCGCTGTTTCCATACGACAGCGACGACTTTGCCAATCTGGAAATGCAGTTCTTGAATTGTACTTTGACCCTTACTGGCAGTAACAGTCCGGCCAACATCTCAAGTCGTCCTGTCTGCATCGCCGTGCTCGATGAGCTCGACAAGTTCGCGCCGCCTACCGACAAGGAAACTTCCGCCATGTCGCTATGCCTAGAACGCACAAAGGCGTTCCCGGCACGCAAACACGTCCTGACCAGCACGCCCACACTCAGCACAGGCGATATTTGGACGAACTATCTGGCCGGATCTCAGGAGACCTATCACGTGCCATGCCCAGCTTGCAACGAATCGCAGGCGATGGAATTCGGACAGGTTCGATGGGACGACGCAGCCCGGGACGCAAACGGAAAGTGGGACATGAAAAAGGTGGGAGAGACGGCACGTTATCACTGCACAAAATGCGAACATCCGTGGACGGAAGGCGAACGGCGCAAGGCAATCGAGCAGGGGAAGTGGGTGGCTAACAATCCAAACGCCGAACCGGGCCGGCGTAGCTTCCGGCTGCCGTCGTACTATTCACTGAGCGTCACGATCGCCGACTGCGCCAAAAAGTTCCTGACGGAAAAACATTATCTGCACGGCTTGCAGGGGTTCGTAAACGGGTGGAGCGCCTTACCATGGGAAGACCAATTCGACGACGACAAGACCGTGGACATTCCCGCGGGCGCCTTTGCAAAAAGGCAATCATGGGAAACGGAACACATAAAACTTGCGGCCATAGATAGACAAATTGATGAGTATTGGTTTGCCGTGCGTGCGTTTGCGCGGGACGGATCGAGCCGACTGATTGAGGAAGGGCGACGCAGGACGATCGAGGACGTGGCGCAAACACTTCACGAGCTCGGCGTGGATCCGAAGCACGTCTGCATTGACTCAGGATTCGAGGCTCAAGATACCTATCGGATTGCGGCCCGCTACAAGTTCACGGCGTTGAAGGGTGAGGAGCGCCCATTCTATTGGATTGAAACTCCCCGCGGTCGTATGAAATCCGTTCACAGCGCAACGCAACCCACCGACGCCGGCTGCATGCTGATCCTGCTCAGCTCCCCGGCCTGTCAGGATTTGCTGGCATGGTTGCGCCGCGGACAGGGGCCGCTGTGGGAAGTCGCTCACGACGTTTCCCCACAATACAAAGAACACATGAGCTCCCACAAAAAGATCCACCGCATCAACCGAAAGACCGGCAAGGATCTGTACGAATGGGTGCGAATCAAAAGCCGGCAGGATCATTTATACGACTGCGAGACCTATCTGGCCGGCTTTGCCGTGTATGGGAAAATCATCAGGCCGACGGCCGCGCTCGATGAGGAATCGTTGACACCCACGGGCGAGTGATGGCCATTTCCCGCAGACTTACCCGGGCCGTCGCTACCAACTACCTAGCGCAAGCGTCAGGAGTCACAGCGACAGCGCTGACCAATCTGGCGGCCGACCGAAACTCGGCCATGACCGGCGCAGCTTCCGGGCGTGCTTTGGTGGGAACGTCGGCGGGCGGACAATCCGCCAGTTTTCAAATCGACCTGAAACCCACCGAACGCGTCGAACTATTTCAGGCTGCCATCGATTACTTGAACGGCGTGCAGGTCACACGCACCAGCGCTTCGTTCTCCTACATTCTGGACAGCTAATCATGGCGAAAAAAGTCTCACTCGTGGCCCGGATGGGTGCAGGGATCAAAGCGTTCGGTGCAGGATTTGGCGCTGGCATCAGCACGTTTCAACCTTACGAGGGTGCAGGATTTTCACGGAAACGCCCGGTCATTTACGGAGCGCACGCCCGCGATTCACGCCTCGATCTTAACGAAGCGACCCGGACGGAACTTCTCAAACTTGCCCGGCACATGTACCGCAACGTCGGTCTGATCAAAGGCGCAGTCGATTCGATTGCCACCTATTCGATCGGGCCCGGACTGCGCCCACAATATCGCGGGAACGATCAGGAATTTGGAAGACTCTGTGAGGAATATTGGCGTGACATGGTCGCGCCATCCCCGGAAGTCACCGGCCGGATGACTTGGACGGACATGCTGCTGACACTTTCACGATCGATCGACGTGGACGGCGACGTGTTCGTCGTCATGACTGAAAAGGGGAAACTGCAAATCGTCGAAGGTCACCGGGTATGCGAAGGCGACGACTACGGAACAGCCGACGGCGTGTTCCTCGGAAAGCTCGGAGAGCCCACCGCCTACCTGATCCAGACAGGCGAACTGTACCGGAAGCTCGGGGCGGAAACGGTCATTCACCTGATGGAACTGGAACGGCCCGATCAGATCCGCGGAGGATCCTCGCTGGCCCGTGCGTTGAATCACGTCCGGGATCTGAAGATGTTGGGTGAATTCGAAAAGGATGCGCTGAAACTTCAGGGCTCGATTGCCGCTGTCATCACGACAAACGAAGGCGATGAGTTGGCCGGGCAGGGTGGATTTTTTGGAACCGTGCAGGCGCAGGACACTGGCGAAAGCACAATCGCCCGCGAGGAAATCACAAGCTCGGCCACGATCCCCCGGCTGGCCCCTGGCGAAAAGATTGAGATGGTCGGGCCGAACCGGCCGCACGCTGGCTTTGAACCGTTCGCCAAGTTCCTGATCCGTGACGTGGCGATGGGGCTGGGACTTCCGGTGGAATTCGTTTATGACCCGGCCAGCGTTGGCGGCGCAGGAATGCGGTTCATCGTGGCCAAAGCGCAGCGCCGTTTTGAACAGCGGCAGCGCCTACTGATCGACAGATTCTGCAATCGGGCGTGGAGGTACTTCATCGGCGGAGCGATTGCGAACGGCGACCTTCCTGCCGTCGAAGACTACGCAAAGGTCACGTGGCAGACTCCGAAGTCTCTTACGGTGGACGCATCGCGCGAGGCTATGCAAGCGCGGGAAGACTACAAAGCAGGACTGATGACTCTTTCCGATTATTTTGGAGAACTTGGAATGGATTGGATGGAAGTCTCGGATCAAAGGAAAGCAGAGCAGGCTTATCTTGGCGGTGGTGAAGTTCAGCCCGAACCGCTGATCACAAAGATCGGCGTGGGTGGCGCTCAAAGTCTGACCGCACTTCTTCAGGCGATTGGTCAAGGATTGGTCACGCCCGAACAGGCCGTCGTGATTCTCGTTTCTATTTTCGGAATGAACGAAGACGACGCCGTGAAGATTGCAAAAGGCGCACCCGTGCAAACGGCCCCAGCAACAAACGGCGAAGGCGGATCCGCTCCGGTGGAACCTGTGGCCGAAGCTCCGGCCATCGACGAACCCACTCCGGTGAATCCTGAAAAGGATCCGAACGCAGGGCCGGACGCGGAGCTGTCGGCCGTGGTCGAACTGAACATGCCCGATCCCAAACTAGGCGAAAACGAATCCGCTTTCATGGATCGCTGCATGACCGAAACCAGCATGATCAAAGAATATCCCGATCAGGATAAAAGGCAGACTGCGTGCAAGTTGCGCTTCACGTCCAAGACAGATCTTGAAGCGAAGGTTGAACTGGATCTTCCCACACAGAATCCGGGCGAAAGTGACGACAACTTCATGGGCCGGTGCATGGGAAATCCAACCATGAACAAGGAATTCCCTGACGCGGCACAACGGACGGCCGTGTGCGTTCGGCAGATGAAACTGTCAGCCAAGCCACAGACAGAATCTTTCACGATGAAGGACGACCCGGACTTCAATCTTTCAGCTAAGGAACTCGATATGGTGGCAAAGGCCGTCGGGCTTGGCGTAAAAAAAAAGAAAAAATTGAGTTAGCCAAACCCACCGCCGGCATGATTGCCGAGGCCAAGCGCGGGCTGGAATGGCGCAAGAAACACAAGCGCGGCGGAACACTTGTCGGCGTTGCAAGGGCGAGAGACATCATCAACAATGTGGACTTTCCAGATTCGACCATCGCTCGAATGCACAGCTATTTCTCAAGACATGAAGTCGATAAGAATGGCAAAGGATTTAGCCCAAGTGAGCAGGGATTCCCATCAGCCGGCAGAATAGCTTGGGCGCTATGGGGAGGGGATGCTGGTCAGACATGGGCGGCCGCACAAATGAGGCGAATTAACCGCGAAGAAT